GGTAAGAAAAGTCGTGGTTTTATTGATAAGAATATCGAGCAATATAATAAATTCCGAGATGGTCAGTTGACGTCCTCAGAATTTTCCAAGTTCATTAAGCATGGTTGCTTTGTGAAATTTGAGTCTAATATAAAAAGGCCCGATTCTAGAGTCAAACCACGACCTCGTCTTATTATGACTATGTCTGACCAAATGTTGATGGAGTGTATACAAACCATTGATGTCATTCACGCGTGGAACCAAGGTCCTTTCGCGCAGTTCCAAATCAAGGACATGGAACCTGAGCAGATGATTGAGAAAATCATGTCAATGTCTGACAGGCCTCACATGGTGACAGACTACTCATCTTTTGAAGCGTCAATAGATGAGAGAATCCGTGAAATTGAGGTTTATGTTCTCGAACAATTATGTATGAGGGCAGGACTTCACGTCACACGAAGACACTTGTTAAATCATTGCACCCGATCCAGGGTGTTGTCCACAAAATGGGGAAAATTTCAGATTAATACCCGTTGCAGTGGCGACTTCTGGACTTCCTTCGGGAACGGGTTAGTTAATGTTTGCATGATGGCTTTTTGTGCGCATAAACGCGGAATCAAGGAATTCACTATGGTAGCTGAAGGGGACGACGGGCTAATACCTGTTGAAATAAGTGACCCTGAGACTATCAATCGTGTTGGTCTAAAGTTCTCATCGTCTCTCAGTGGGACTGTGGCGGGAGATTGCGATTTCCTCAAGAGCAGATGGATGGATGGAAAGAGATATTTGAATATTGGTCCAACCTTAGCTAAAACACTATGGGTTAAGGATGGACATAAGCTAAAGAAGAGCAAACAACTCTTCATCCTACGTTGCATGGGCAACAGCTTATATCATTTATCTCCTGGACATCCTGTTCTGACAGCTCTCGTCAATAGGATCGGCGTTGTGACAGCCGGACACACACCTTTCAAAAATTATACTGCCTATCTAGATCGATGGAAGAACTTGAATCATTCTGATTTTCATCAGAACCAGGTCGAAGTTGACGATAGTATGCGTGGACCAATTGCTGAAGGAGCATTGGGGTTTCCGCCATTGTCGATAGCTGACCAGTTGATTCTTGAATCACGCATCATGAGTGGTGAATTTGAGATTGGATGCTTATTAAATTGCCCGGATGTACAAGATCTATTGGATTCTTGGTCAACATCTGGCAATCTAGATCGATCCACATCTCATTTCGCCGAAATGATTAAGCGTATAAATTCCGTCTCTGAAAAGACAGTAATTGAAGTGTGTAGCACAGAAGTCCAATCACAGCTCGATGAAGGAGTTGTGGTATTGGACAACCCAGTACACTGTGCTCTAGCTGGTTTCGAAGTGGTCGAACCTAACAACAACGATTTCACCTTCGTTGTATAAAGCCCGGGCGCGGGCTTTAAAGAAACGCCAGGTATGACTCACGACCATATTTAGTATCAGTGACCTTGGGGACAGGGGTTAGAATTAATCCATCATCTAGTACGGTAATAGGTGATTAGTTGCAATTTTGTAGTGGCTAGCCGTGGCCAAATAGCATGTATGTCGACTTCATTTGTATATATCATTTAGTGTCGTTGAGCCTGCCGTTGCGGGCTCCTGTGCCAGAGCATGTCCTGGTTTCTGTTGAAAAGGATACTTCCAACAGAGTAAAAGAAGAGAAGTTTGATTGTTGTCGGATCAAGCGAAGAGGCGCAGATCAATCCGCTTCAGTCAGTCTCATAGGTTTCGGATATTTCCTCACTAGTAAAGAACAGTGAAATAAGTTTGCC